CTTCGATCTGCTGGCGCGTGCGCGCCGCACTGGCCGAGCTGCTCGCCGCGCTCGCGTTCGAGGCGTTCGCCGAGGCGCGATCCTTCGCGACCGCCGCGCCATGCAGCCCCGGGTCGTATTGATGCTCGCCGGTGAACGAGCCGAACGTGCCCATGCCACCTGGCAGCGCGGAGTACAGGCTCGGGGCATCCTTGCCGCTTGCGAGGTTGGCGAGGAAGCCCGCCTTGTTCGGGTCGGTTCGAAGAACCTCGGGCGCGGCAAGCCCCTGCGCGGTGAGTGCGGACTTCGACATCATGTCTGCGAAGTCGCCTGCGCTCGATTCCTTGTCGGCAGCCGCCCCCGAGTAGACCGTCGCGATCGTCTCGCCGAGCAAGCGCATCTGCTCCGGACCCAGCCCGGCCGCCTGTCCACCGGTCATGTAGGCGTCGACGACTTCCTGCGGCAGCCCCGTTCGGTAGCGCGCGAGTCGACCGAGATAAGCCGGGTCAGTGCGCAGTCCTCGCGCCTTCACCCTCGCATCGAAGTCGCCCTGCGCTACCTGTGCGTCCGTTCGCGCCTTGCCCGCCTGCGCGCCGTAGAGGTCGACCTGCCCGCGCGCCACGTCCTGCTTGAGCAGACGATCGGATTCCTGCGCGGCAGCGTCTTCCTGCAAACCGCCGGCGAACAGACCCGCCAGCCCGGAGACCCCTCGCATCGGTGCATATCCACGCATCACGTCACCTCAAGCGCATGCCCGTGAGCGAGCCGAAGCTGCTCTGCGGAATGGAACTTCTCTGGCCGGCCAACATCGGATTGCCCGTGAGCGTCCCGAAGTTGCCGAGATTCGGATCGGCGGGCGCCGCAGCGGTGCCGAACAATCCACCCACGCCCGCCCCGATCGCCGGCCCTGCGGCCTGCACGAGCCCTCCAGCGAGCATCTGCCCGGGATTCACGTTGCCCGCCTGCCCGATGCGCGTCTGCGAGTTGCGCGCCGACTGCTGCATGAGCGAAACGATGTTGTCGACATCGCTTGCGCCCTGCGCCGCGGTCAAGCCCTGTTCGAACATCATCTGCCGCCCGCCGCCGGCACGCGCGGCCATGCCGGCCTCGGTGATCGCGCGCTCGAGCTCGGCTGCGGCGCGCTTGGCCATCTCCGTATCGAAACGGCTCGATGCGCCGACCGGGCGGGAAGCGGTGTTCGCGCTCGTCTGCGCCGCCTGCCGCGCGACGCCTTCGAGACGCTCCTGGGCGGGCTGCACGGCGCGCTGCAGCTGCATGGCCGGGTCGGCGGCAATCTCCTGCGCATTCGTGAGCACCTGCGCCTGCTGGCGACGGGTGAATTCGTCCTGCTCGGCCGCCGCCCGCTCGAGATCGCGCTTCTGGCGCTTCTGGGCGTCCCTCTGCGCGTCGTATTGGATCGCCGCGCCGCCAGCACTGGCGATCGCCGAGATCAGCAGCGCGATTTCGATCCCGGTCATCAGAAACTCCCCTGAATGATCGTCCCGCTGTTGGGCTTGGCCATCGGGTACAGCGGCTGATGGTCGCGCCGCGCCTGCTGCACGCCCTGCTGGATCTGGTAGCGCGCGAGCGCCGGCTGCATCGCCTGCGCGTAGGAGTCGACCGCCGCGTACTGCGTTGCGCCCTTCGCCGCGTTCACGTTGTTCGTCATCTGCGAGAGCGCGTTCTGCGTGGCGTTGCCCGCATCGAGCCCCGCGCGCATCTGCGAGATCAGGTTCAGCCGCGTACGCTCGTCGTTGGCTCGCACTTCATCCGCTGCCGACTGCGCGCTCTGGTTTGCATCCATCAAGGCACGGCCGAACTGGCGTTGTTCCAAGCCCTGTGCGCTGACGTCTGCTGAGCCCCCGCTCAAGCCGGTGCGAGCCAGCCCGAAGCGAAGCTGGCGCAGCGTGTCCTCGCGGTTCTCGTTCAGGCGGTTGGCCTGCAGGCCGTAGACGTCGTCGCGCACCTGGCCGTAAACCGGCTCGCGTACTGCGTTTCGCATCCCCGGCAGGCCGACGCCGAACAACGCATTCAGCTGCCCGATCGCCATCGCCAGATCGCGCTCTTCCTGCGTCTGGTTCGGGTTGATGTCCGCGTAGAACCCGTTGAAGCTCCCCTCAGGCGCAGATCCCGGGGGCGACACGCGCGGCCCGGTGTAACCGATGTGCGTGAGCCCGCCCGGATTCGGCGGCCGGATCGATCCTTGCCTGACCGTCCCATCCGGGTTGATCGTGCGCGTCGTGTTGGGTCGAATGCCCGGAAGGTCGGTCCAGTCGCTCATCCCGCGATCCCCAGGTTGTCGAAGTGATAGATGAGCGCCGAGAGCTCGAAGCTCTCTGCCGCCTCGTGTTCGATGATTGCGGCGATGCTCGGTGCCATGAGCCCGACCGGAATCCACCCTTGCGGGCGCGAATCATCGGGCAGAGCAGAGAGATCGATCGGGCCCGCCTCCCACGGCTCGGAGCCCGAGTCGGAGCGAAAGCGATGCGTGATCGCGAAGCGCCCCGTCCGCGCCCCTCGCGTGGCAACGACGTCCATCGCGTGGATTTGCTTGAGCGACGCGGGGCTCTTGAAGTCGAAGAACGGGGTGACGACGCGCACGATGGGCGAGACGCGCCCGTCCTCGGGGAACCACTCGGCCCACGACTGCGGATCGCGCTCCTCGCCGATCGCAGCGACCGCACCGGCCGCATCGTCGTCGACCGGGTAGTCCGGATCGAGCCGGTAGATGTCGCCCTCGGCCGATCGCAGGTACGCCGCGCCCTCGAAGTCCACGGCGCCGGCGATCGACCACGGGAACGTGTATTCGCTCCACGCGTAGACCTTCGCGGTGCGGGAAAAGCTGTAGACGAGCGCCCGCGATCCCCCGATCAACCAGAACTGCCCGAGCGAGGGGAAGAAACGCGCCATCAGGTTCGATTCGCCCACGAACTGCGTCGCGAGCCGATCGACCGGCACGCCCACGTCCAGGTCCATCGCGTTGGCGTTCTGGCTGTTGAGCACGATCGAACGCACGCCCGAGGGCGCGAGGAAGAACAGGTCCGCGCCGACGTTCGCCTCGGTGTCGCCTGCGACCTGGCCGACGGCGATCGTCTTGTGAAAGCGCATCGCGGCCGGGTCCGGGTCGACGTCCCACAGTTGCGCGGCATCCCCCGTGGAGACCTTCAGGCGTCCATCGAACTCGCCGAGCGCGGCGATCGTGTTGCTCGAGCGCGTCTTGCGGTTCGTCGGAAGAAAACCCGCGTCGTCGGCCTCGGTCCAGTTGGTCGGGTCGTCGGTCTTGGAAAAGCGCACGACGCCAGAGGAGTCGCCTGCGAACACCTTGCTCGCCACGGGAATCGCGGTCGGCCCGTTCGGGCAGTTCGTATCCTCGATGCGGTTGGCCGAGACCTCGCTCGGCTTGCCGAAGTAATGCCGGATGCCGACGTCGGTCTTGGCTACCACGTACATCGAGTCGGCCACGAGAAACGCGGTATGCACGCTCTCGACGGTATTGCCGGCGCCGCCGAGCGTGCCGAAGGACAGGCGCATCGTGCGGTAGCGGTCGGAGTCCTGCACGAAGGCCCCGCTCGTCACCGCCTGCACGGCCGCGTTCGCGTCGCCCCAGAAGCCGGTCAGGCACCCGGGCCCGGTGTAGAGCCCCTTCACGCCCGGCCCCCATGACCAGACGTAGCGCGCGCCGGGGCGCTTGCGCACGGCCTTGCCCGGCGTGACGTAGGCGTTCTTCAGCTCGCGGAAGCGATTCGCCCCCTGAATGTTCGCCGGGCGCGAGAGGTCGATTCCGCCATCGAAGGTGTCGTAGACGATGGAGGCGATTTCAGCCTCCTCCCGGCACCGAGACCGGCGGAAGCAAGTAGCCGAGATCCTCGTCGAGCATCCGGCTCGCGTGCCGCGGCGTCACGACGGTCGAACGACGATGCCGGCCCTTCAACTCGAGCAGCAGCGCCTCGAGTTGCTGCGCGTACTGCGGGCCGTCGGGCTGGCGGTAGTGCAGCTTCGCGTTGGTCAGCGCGTGCAGGAAGAGCGGGCCGGTCGGGATCGATGCGACGTGCGCATCGGCCGTGAACGGCAGCAGCGACCGGACGTACTCGATGCGCAGCTGAGTGTCGACGATGGGCTCCGGGTGCAGTTCGATTTGCACCTTCCACGCGTTCGCTGCGTCGGCGTTCCAGCGGATCTCGTACCGGCACGGATCGGCCGGCGTGGAGAAGTTGCGCTGCTGGACCGTGATCCCTTCACGAAGCGCGAGCCATGCGCCGGATGCCTTGATCCAGACGCCCTCGATGCGCTCGAGGTTGCAGTCGGGCGGGAGGTCGTACCAGATCGAGCCGTCGGCGACGTCGAAGACGTGCGAGGCGCGCAGGTGCTTCCACTCGCCGACCCAGTACAGCGACTCCTGCGCCTGCTGCAGGAACGAGTCGAGGATCGGCTTGTTGAAGCTGATCCCGGCCGCGCCCCCGATCCTCGCCTGCAGCTCGATGCGCAGCGATTCGAGGGTCCGAAAGGGCGTGGCCGATTGCGTCATGCCTTCACTTTCTTGGCCGGCTGTCCGGCGAAGGTCTGCAGGTCGTTCAGGAACTGCCGAAAGCTCGTGTAGGCCAGATCGACGAACGCGCGCCCGCTCTCCGCGTCACGCCCGTACAGGTTGGCGAGCCGTTCGTACTCGGCTTTCGGATCCTCGATGTTGCAAACCTCGTCGGTCGCGTCGATCAGCTCCGACTGCACCGCGTTCTCGCCGTGCACTGCGAGCAGCACGGGAATCTCGTGCTCGCCCACGTCGACGAGCAACGTCTCGGCCATGTCACGACGAATCGGCACTCGTTTCAGCGCTACCTGCATTGCGGCTCCTCGTTGAAATTGCGGGAGCCCGAAGGCCCCCGCGGTTGGGTTTAGACCGAGATCACGCCCTGGCTGCGCGAGGAGTTGAGCGTCATCGCGCCCTTCCAGGTGAGCGCGGCGTAGACGACGTACTTGTCGTACGGGCGCGGCGGCTTGCGCGAAACCATGTCCTGCCCCTGCAGCGGCCGGAGCTTGAGGTTGCGCAGGTTCAGCATGTAGCAGCGCTTGGCCCAGCCGATCGAGGGCGAGACGGCCCCGCTGAAGTTGTCGTCCCACTCCGGGCACCACGTGATGTCGACGCCGTTGTAGGCGAGCCCGGTGATCGCGGGATCGATCTTCGTGCCGCCGGTGCCCGAGACCTGGATGAAGCGCTGCACCTCGCCGGCAGCGGTCGCCGCCTTGCGGAACATATCGATGTAGTCCTTGCCCGCGAAGATGTGCGTCGGACGCCCACCCTTCGAGACGGCACGCCACGCGGCTTCGGTCTTGGGCAGGATCGTCGCATCGGCGAGTCCCTTATCGCGATACGTCATCCACCAGCCGTTCGAGAAGCGGTCGATCCCGCCCACGACCTCGGTTCCTGCACCAGAGGGCGCATCGGTGACCGGCACGAGGAAGTCCAGACCCGCGATGGCGTCGGTCGACGAGCTTCCGTCGAGCTGGACCGCCTGCGAGAACTTCTCTTCGTAGCCCAGTTTCAGCACTTCGAACTGCTCGTCGAGCAGGTTCGTGAGCTGGATCATCTCGGCGTCGGAGGCTTTCGCCTGGCGGTCGTCGGTGACGATGATCCCGTTCTGCGCGAGCCGGTCCTCGTCGATCATCAGACCGTCGTGCGCCGAGCGCCACGGGTACTTGACCTGCTCGATCGTGTTGCGCTCGTTGTAGGTGACCGAGCCTGAGCCGCGGTACCACTGGAAGTTCGAGCTGTAGCGCGCGCGCAGCTGCTCGACGACGTATTCCTTCGCGCCGGGGAAGTCTTTCTTCCGGGCGTTCAGGGCGTTCATGAAGGGGCGGTCGACCGAGATCTGGTCGATCGGCTTGTTCTTGAGATAGAAGTCGAGGCCGACTTTTGCGGCTTCGGCGAGCTGATTGCCGGTGAACGGCATGGCGTTGCTCCTGTGCGAATGAAATGGAAACCCTCTCGGGTCCGCTCCGATTCGCGGGTGGCGAGGCCGCTATCAGCCGATGCGTCGGGCGGGTGCACGCTGACGAGGCGTACAAGTTCAGTCAGGCGCGACCATGCCCCGATCGAATTGGCTTACTCCACAACGAAAAAAGCGCCCGCCTTGTTGTTGAAGGGCGGGCGCAACGCTCCGAAGAGCGGAGGAGGCGACCGGGAAAATTCGTTACGCGGCTCCGACTGCGCCTGCGATCGCTTCGGCCAGCGAGGCCGGCTCGCGCCGACCGGCGTTGGCGGCTGCAGGGCGCAGCGGTTGTGGGGCGTTCGACGGCGGCGCGGTGCGCTGCGGGGCGCTGGCCGCCATCGTCTGCGTGATCGCGTCGTAGGCCATCTGCATGGCGGCGACGAACTGCTCGGGCGGCATGGACTCGCCGATGCGCTTGGCGTGCGCTTCCATCAGCGCCTGCTTCTTCGGCCAGTCCAGATCGGTGGCCGACCAGCGCTGCACGAGCCCGCGCACGTCCTGAGCGGCGCGCTGCACGTTCGCCACGTACTGCTGTTGCGTTTGCTGCTGCGCCTGCACAGCCTGCTGCTGCTGTTGCTGCTGCGCGAGGACTTGGCGGGCTTGCACGACCTGGCGCGCGGCCTCGGGCGTCATCTGGCCGGCCTGCACCGCCTGCGCCAGATCCTGATGCTGCGAGAAGGGATCGGCGCCGTTCGGGTCGCGCCCGGTCGCCACGCGATACTGCTGCGTGAGGTGCGCGAGCATCGGTTCGGCCTGCTGCCAGTTGCCCGACTTCACTGCCTTGATGAAATCGAACGTGGCGAGCAGCTCCTGATCCGTCGCGCCGGTGTCGACGATCATCTGCTGAAAGCTCGTCACCGCCTGCTGCATCTCGCCCAGCTGCGTCTGCGCGGCTTCGAGCTGCTGCTTCGATTCCTTCGCGATCGACACGAGCGACTGGAAGCGCTCGCGCGCCTCGGGCTTCAGGCCTTCGGGCTCGCGATACGGGTCGTCGGCGGGCTTCGCCTCGGGTGTCGCCTCGGGCTTCGCGGGCTGCGCGAGCTGCGCCTGAGCCGGATCGTCGGTCGGCGTGCCGTCCTTCGCGATGAAGCGCCCATCCGGGCCGCGCAGGCGCTCGCCGGCGACAGGCTGGTCGGTGACTTCCGGCGCTTGCTGCTCGCCCTCCTCGTCCGCGTTGCCCAGCGAGCCGCGAAGCGCTTCGAGCATCGAACCGGGGCCGCCGGGCTCGCTGTTCGAAGACGCTTCGGGCTGCTGGTCGGTGGGCTCGATCGGATCGAGCTCGTCGTTCTGTTCGGGTGGCATCCAGTCTCCTTATGGCGCGTCGGTCAGTGGCGCCCAGCCGGTATTGTCGGCGCCGGTTTCCTTCACGTAGACGATCGTGTCCTCGCCGCCGTCGTAGCGAATCGCCACCGTTCCGGCAGCAGCGGTAACAGCGCTCTCGGGCGTGCCCTTCACGAACAGCAGCGGCGCACCGTTGCTCTCGTCGATCTCGAGCGTTGCCGTGCCGGTGACAGGCACGCCGCGAACGACGACCGGATACGGGAATCGCTGCTCTTTCGTCGTGCTCGCCGCGATCGTGCCGAAAGCCCAGTCCGCGAACGTCACGCCACCGTCGCCGCTCACCTGAACCTTCGCGGTGGACGATGCATCGGTGATGAGGCGAACCGGAGCGCCGGGCGGCAGCGCATAAACGCGAGTGGCTTCAACTCCGGCTTCAAGTGCAACAGTTTCGACTTCTCCAGCCATGTCATGCTCCTACGGGTAGTTGAGCGGGCAAGCCCGCAGGCAGTTGTGCGCCGGCCATCATTTCGGCCAGCGCGGGATCTTCGAGTGCCTCGGGCGGCATGCCCTCGGGCGGCATTGCACCAGGCATCGCCGGCATCGGCGGCAGCGGCGGGAAATACTTCTCGATGTCGAGTCGCTCGTCGAAGCGCTTCATCGTCTCGCGCAGCATCTCGATGATTCCTTCGGCCTGGTCGTTCAGACCCTGTTGGCGCAGCATCAAGACCTTGTCGATCATCTGCAGCAGCATCGGCGAGAGCTGCACCCACGCTTCGCGCTCGCGGTTGCGGTTCGGCTTGCCGGTGGATCCGGCACGGATGCGGATCGACACCATGTCGACGATCTCGTCGCGCGGCAGCGTCGGCCACACGTAGCCGGGCCCGGCGATGCGCTCGACCTGCGCCGGCGCGAGCTCGTGCAGGAAGATTTCCGCCGCGTAGCCCGCCATCTCGTTGATGAGGTCTTCGAGCACGTCCTGCCGAAAGGCGGTGCGCGACTGCATGCCCATCGCCTGAATCTCGGCCTCGGTCGCCGTCTTGGCCTTCTGGATAGCCGAACGAGATGCGTCCGACGCCCCGCTCGTCTGCTCGAAGTCGCGCAGCACAGGCGTTGTGTCGTAGGCGTTGGGGTCGATCGGCACCGGGGGGAACGGGACAAGTTCGCCCTGCAGCGGCGCGTTTGAGCCGTTGGTCGTCACGCCGACGTATTGACGACCGCCGCGATTGGCGATGTTGTGCACGTCCTCGTCCGTGAGCGCGCCGCCCTTGCGGTAGGCAAAGCCCGGGCGGTTGTCGGTACGCGCCTGCGCGAGCTGCGTGCGCATGCGGTTGTACTCGTCCTGCAGGCCTGTCCACTGCTCGACGTCAGACAGCGGATAGAACTGCCCGTCGACCTCGTTCCAGTACAGCCCGAAGAACGGATACCAGCGCCGCCCGACCCGCTCGGGGCGATACGGCTCGCGCGCCCACTCCTTCGCGCCGAACTCGACCGTGTAGATCGTCTGGCTGGTGCGGTCCCATATCTCGAAGACCTGCACGAACTGCTGCCGATCGCGGCGCTTGGTCGTCTGGTCTTTTTTCTCGGTGCGCTTGTCGCCGTACTTCGCCCCCGTCGGCTTCTTGCCGAATCGGTCCTCGAAATCGGCCGTCGTCATCCAGATCCGGTGACCAATGGCGCGCGCCTGCTGGTACTCGGAGAACGTCGTGAGCGATTCGTCGAGGATGAAGATGTCATCGTCGGCGATGAAGTCGATGACGATCCCCTCTTCGACGAGCACCTCGACCTGCTGCTCAAGCGCGGCGAGCTGCTGCTCGAGCTCGGCCTCTTTCGCCTCGGTGTCGCCCTCGGCCTTCTCCACCTGGTCTGTCAGAGACCGGATGCGCGCGAGGTTGTCCTGCGCATCCTGAATCCGGTTGGCGATGATCGGATCGTTGAAGTAGTCGCGCTGGTAGGTGACCTTCAGCCACGCCACGCCGTTGGTCATCGCGCTCGGGATCGCACGCGTGATGCGTTTCTTGAGCTTCGCGTCGCGGATGAACAGGCGATTGAGCACGATCTGCAGCGTCGTGCAGAAGGTCGTGAGCGCCTCGTACGACTGATCGATCACCTGTTCCTCGGGACCGACGTCGATCTCCGGATCCTTCGCGTAGTACAGGGGAACCAGCGTTTGCATGATCCCGAGGATCAGGTTCGCCCGCACCTCGTCGGGGTCGCGCCGCGTTTCGTCCTCGAGCCCCTGCACGCCGCGCACGTACTTCGCGAGTTCCTTGTTGCGCTTGCGGCGCGGCTCGTTGTCCTCGGTCGCGGTCTCGATCGCCGACTGAAAGCGCGCGATCAGCGCCCGCGCTCGCGGGTCGTCCTTCGGCTGCTCGGCGGGATGCTGTGTCGGCTCGGCCATCAGCGATCCGCGAAGATGCGATCGAGCTTGGCGCGCGCTTCGCCCGAGAAGCCCGGCGTGTCGCTCGGGCGCGCATCGAGCGTTGCTTCGGTCTCATCCGAGAGCGACGCCATCGCCTGCTTGCCGTCGGCGATCGTGTCGAGCAAGCCCTGCTCGGCAATGTCGTCGGCCGCGAGCGCGGACAGCGACGCCGGCACGAGAATGG